CGCTTAATAACTCACCTGTTGAGGCTCTTAAAGCTAACTCTGCACAGGCATTAATCACTGGATATTTATGACGAAAGCGGCAAGGGAACACAAGTTCATTTAATGAACAAAGTGCCACAAGAAGCAGCAGGAAAGCTGCACTATATCGTTAATAATTTGCCTTACTCGATCAGGCTTGAAAATGGTTGGTCATCACAAGCACCCAGCGGAATGGTGGGCTTAACAATATCAGAATATCAAGGGATTGTCAGACATGCAGCTCAAGAGGTTAATCCATGAGTATTGTAGATATTAGAGCCACATTAGAAACAGCACTAAACGGCATGTCGCCCGCATTAGCAACGGCTTGGCAAAATGTACCTTTTACGCCAGTAGTGGGTACGCCTTACCAAAGGACAAGCCTGCTATTTGCTAAACCCGACAATCGGGAAAAGGGCGCAGGATTTCAAGATTTAGGCATTTTTCAAGTCGATTTATGCTATCCGCAGTCCGTAGGCGCTAATCCAGCAGAAGCAAGGGCTGAATTACTGCGAACTACTTTTAAACGTGGTACGCCACTAAGTAACAATGTTTCGATTTCTGAAACACCAGAAATAAAACCAGCTTATAACGATGGGGATAGATTTGTTATTCCTGTTCGTATTCGTTTTCACACTTACATTTCAGCATAAGGAACAACAATGGCAATTGCACAAGGCATTAACAAACAGGTCGCTATTAAAAAGCAGACTGCACTCGGAACGGCAGCATCAGGTTCAGGAGGTCAGATTTTAAGACGTGAACAATCAACAAACACACTAAAGAAAGATACTTACGCCAATAACGAGATTGCATCGCATCAGCAATCGACTGGTAAAACTCATGGCTTACGTTCAGTCGATACTGCTTTAAATGGTGTGTTATCAGCAGGCACTTACTCAACAGTCATTGCTTCAGTTTTGCGTGATGATTTTACCGCTACAACATCATTAACAGGTTTAGCACTAGCAGTCGGTGGTGTATTAGGTGCTTATACCTTAACAGGCACAGGTTTATTAGTATCCGGTGGCTTCAAGATTGGCGATATTATTCGCATCACCGTAGCAACAGGTTTAAACGCAGACTGTTTAAATAAAAATCTGTTAATTACTAACATTACCAATACAGTAATTACCGTCAAAACGCTTAATGGTAGCACCATGACAACAGGTTCTGGTACTGCTTGCACCTTAGCATTGCCGGGCAAAAAATCAGTTGTACCAATAACAGGTCACACAAAAGATTATTGGACAGTGGAAGATTGGCAATCTGATATTTCTCAATCAGAAGTTTTTTCTGATGTGATGTTTGGGAAGTTAGATATCGGCTTACCCTCAACAGGTAATGCAACTTTTTCTGTGTCAGGTGTAGGCTTGAACAGAACAACAGGTGCAACTCGTATATTGACCACTCCAACGGGTGAAACTACATCTAATCCGTTAGCAGCGATTAACGGCATCTTGATCGTCAATGGCGCAGCGGTTACTAACATTACAGGTGTTACTCTATCTATTGACGGTAAAGCAGCAGGTATGGGCGCTGTAGTTGGGGCAAACGTAGCACCCGACATTCAAAGAGGAACTATCGAAGTATCAGGTTCATTTACTGCACTTTATCAAGATGCAACGCTTTCAACTCTATTTGACAATGCAACACAGGTCAATTTAGTAGCGATCATTGAAGATAACAGCACTGCATCATCTGATTTCGTATCGTTTTCAATGTCAAATATTACATTAGATGGTGACGGTAAAGACGATGGCGATAAAGCGATTGTTCGTACTTATCCATTTACTGCACGAATCAACATGGCTGGTGGTATAGCTTTAGCTAACGACCAAACTATCATCTCTGTGCAAGATTCATTGGCGGTATAACATGGAGTTATCAAGCCTAGATTTATCAAGCACATCAGAAAATGGTTATGAGTTCGAGTTCATTCCAGAAGCCACAGGTATTGGTGAGGGCTTCTTTATTACTGTATTAGGCAAACATGCTGACACAGTAAAAGAGTGGACCAGAAAGGCAGTCAATAACATGCGAGATCGAGAGCGCATGTTAGCCAAAAAAGGTAAAGATGATTATCGCAAAGTGGAAGAAGATGAAGCCTTCGGTATTCAGTTAGCTGCAATTACTATCATCGGCTGGAAAGGTTTAAGCGATGGTGGAAAGCCAGTTGAGTATTCAAAAGAAATGGCTTTACAGCTATGCAAAATGAATCCTGAAGTCAGAGATCAGGTAAGTGCAGCATCGGACTTAATGTCAAATTTTATCAAGAGCAAATAGCAGAATTATTGCTGTTTGCTGAGAACGAATTAGCATTAGGTGAAAAACAAGGTGATGGGGCTTCCTTACGTCATCACCTTGAATCGGTGGAAAGACAGACAGGGATAACGCCAGAGCAACTTGTACCAGTGCCTTTCCCAGAAACATTGGAATTTATCTGGCGTGATTTCTTAGAATTAAATGATGGAAGAACAAGTAACGGATACTCATTAAATCCGCTCAGTTATACAGAGATTGATGCATGGAAAAGACTGATGAATAAAACAGTCACAGCACAAGAAATAATCATTATCAAGCAACTAGACGGTGTTTTTTTGACTCATTACCAGAAGCAACAGGCGGAGAAATAGCATGGCGATGGACATGGCAACACTTGGCATAAAAGTCGATGCAACAGACGTAACAAAAGCCTCAGTCGAGCTAGATAAGCTATCTACGGCTGGTGGTAAAACAGCGCAGTCTATGTCAGCAGTAGAGAAAGCGACAAAAGGACTGACAGGTTTATTTGCTGGCATTGGTGCTGGCATGTTAGCCAAAGAAATAATAGACGTTAATAGAGAATTTCAAACACTACGAACAAGCCTGATAACGACAGCCGGAAGTGCTGAAAAGGCTGGTATTGCTTTTAAATTTATTCAAGATTTTGCAGCAAAAACTCCATTTGATGTTCAGCAAGTAACAACCGCATTTATTCGTTTAGGTAATTTAGGGTTAAAGCCAAGTGAAGAAGCCTTAAGATCATACGGCAATACAGCAGCAGCCCAAGCAAAGCCAATCATGCAAATGATAGAAGCGGTGGCAGATGCAACAACAGGCGAGTTTGAGCGATTAAAAGAGTTTGGTATTAAAGCGAAAGTACAAGGCGATAATGTTAGTTTCATATTTCAAGGCGTTACTACAGAAGTTAAGAATAACGCCAAAGCTATTGAAGGTTATTTAGTTGATTTAGGCAACACTAAGTTTGGTGATGCAATGTCGAATCAATCAAAAACAATGAATGGAGCAATCAGCAATCTAGGTGATACGTGGAGTGCATTTATGGATAACATCCTAAATGATGCCAGAGAAAATATGATTGCAAAGTGGGTGCAAACAGCAGGTGAAGCACTCCATTGGCTAGATGTGCAAATGAATGGTGCTATCAAGAGTGCTGACAAATTGGCAGAAGTTGATAACCGTCTAGCTGCTAACAGAGCTTCATTAAATGCACATAATAAAAATGGTGCAGTTGGTAGTTTAGTTGATGACTTAACAGGTTATGATCCTGCCGTAGTTAAAAATCAAATTGAATCAGATATAAAGCTCAGAGAGAAACTTACTGGTGTTATTGCTAGTGAAAAGGTAGAGCAAGATAAATTGATTCAATCTATGTCAGCTCAAACAGCAGCGACAGGAACAAGCACAAGCAATAAAAAAGAGCAGGAAAAGGCAGCAAAAGCAGCAGAACGAGCTGAAAACGCATTAGCAAAATCTTATGATGATGCAGTAACTAGCTTAAGTTTACATAATATTGAGCTATCAAAAACACCAAGAGAACTGGAAGAAGCAACGCTGGCATCAAAAGGCTATACCAAAGCCATGATTGCACAAGCAATGGCACTATATGATGCAGGTGTAGCACTAGAGCAAAAAAAGAAACTCAATCAAGATGAAAAATCAGAAATGGACAGTCTGATTGATCGTTATAACAAAGCAACATTATCAGCTAGAGATTATTACGCAACAACGCTAACAACAACTGGAACAGATGGGCAAAAAATACCCATACCAGCACAAGACAAAGCACCTATATTGGCTCAGTTTGATAAAACAACAGGTGCAGAAGCAGCTAAGAAAGCACAGGAAGATGCTAAAACAACCTTAGATGCTTATAACAAGTCACTAGATGATGCAAAGACAAAAACTCAGGATTTAGGTGGCATCACCACAGCCATATTTGATGGAGCATTGGGCGGAATCAGCTTAATGACGGGTGCATTGACAGCAATGACTGATTCATTAGCTGAAAATGCTAAAGCAATGGATGAGTTAAATAAAAATCAAAAACTCAATAACAGCATTGCAGATCCAAAAGAAAAAGCAGCAAACTTTAAAAAATACGCAAAAGAAGAAGCAGATTTAAACGCTAAGAACGTACAAGATCAGATGACAGGCACAAGGCAAGTGGCTATGGCTGCATCTAAAATGTTTTCTGAAAAATCAGCAGGTGCAAAAGCCTTTCATGCTCTTTCAGTATCTATAGATATTGCTCAACAAGCCATGAGAATAAAAGACATGGCAATGTCAGCGGTTGCAACAGCTAAGAATATCGCAGAAGGGGCATCTAAAATGTTTGCTCAGTCTGGTTGGCTAGGATTTGCTGGTGTAGCTGCCATGTTAGCTTTAATGGCAGGGTTAGGCGCAATGGCTTCAGGTAGAGGTGGCGGATCATCAACACCACCGCCAACAGATACAGGAACAGGAACAGTGTTGGGCGACTCAACTGCTGTATCCGAGTCAATTAGTAAAACAAATGACTTACTGAAAAACATTCACGCATCTGAATATGTAGAGTTGAGAGGCATTAACCGAGGCGTTAATAATCTGCAATCTGCAATAACAAAAACGGTTGATAATTTATTTCAAAAAGGTGGTATGGCTAATTTTCAGTTAGCCGAGCAAAAGAATCCAAGCATAGTTACGGGAGCAGTGAGAGACCTTCTTTTATTTGGCCCACAAGCGGCGTTAACTAATTTTATTGCTAGTAAAATACCTATATTAGGCTCTATCGTAGGTTCTATTAATCGTTTCTTGTTTGGTGGCAAAGTCACGCAGTCAATAGTTGCACAAGGCATAGGAACAAACAAAACAAGCCTTTCAGATGTGATTAATGGTGGCAATGTAAAAGCCTATCAATTTGCGGATATTAAAACACATACTTCAGGTGGATTGTTTGGAAGCAGCTCAGATTCGTACTCTACACAGACGCAAAAAGTTAGCAAAGATGTACAAGAATCGCTGAACAGTATTTTCTCAAGTATTGGTAAAACAATGCTGAGTGTAGGTAAAACACTAGGCAATAGTATTGGTAAAGACCTAGAGAAAGTAGTGTTAGATTCATCAATCCCAGCAATGAGGATTAATTTATTGGGACTGAATGGAGAGAAAGCGGCTGCAAAAGTTAATGGTGTGATTTCTGCAACATTAGACAAAATGTCGACCAAAATGTTTGGCGATATTGTTGGCAAATACCAGCAGCTCGGTGAGGGTATGCTGCAAACAACTATCAGAATAGTGTCTGAAATAGCTATTGTTAAAGATGCATTGGCTCAATCAGGTTTAAAGCTATTAAAAGATGATGTGATTGGAGTAAGTGATGCCATTGTACAAGCAGCTGGTGGATTAGAGGAGTTTCAAAAACGATTTGAAGATTTTTACGATAAGTTTTATACCGATGCCGAAAAGCAAGCAAGGCTACAAACTAGATTAACAGATACCATGAAAGAAGCATCTTTAGTGCTTCCAGAAACAAGAGATGGCTACAGAAAACTGGTTGAAGGTCTTGATTTATCTAATAAATTAGATCAACAGCGCTACAGTTTATTACTTGAGCTGGCTGGGGCTGCTGATACTTATTATTCAGCACTAGAAAAAGGTGCAAAAGATGCTCAAAAAATATTAGATCAAAAGCGTTCACTCGAAATTCAGATCATGGAGTTATCTGGAAATACACTGGGTGCGTTGACAGCAAAGAGAGCGGCTGAATTAGCTGCTATGGATTCAAGTTTGCAGTTCAGCCAAAAAGCAGTATGGGCATTGACTGACGCAAATACAAAAGTCAGCAGTGCAGTTGGTAATGTATCAAAAGCTATGCAAGTTATGACCACTTTGGCAAGTAAATTACGATCAGCTTTAGGGTCAAGCTCAAGTTCACCTGTAACGTTAAATGATAGACAAAACGCTCAGGCATTTTTGACATCAGCATTAGCGATTGCAAAGGCTGGTGGCTCAATAACAAACCTTGCTGGAATGGACAAGGCTCTGGCAGATATAGCCAAGCCAAGCGAAAACCTATATACATCATTTGCAGACTATGCAAGGTCACAATCTCAAGCAAATGACACGATTACACAGCTAGCTGATTACGCAGATTCTCAAGTTAGCATCGCACAGCAGCAATTAGATGCTATAAATGGAACGACATCGTCTGTTAATTCATTACAAGGAGCCTTGTCGTCATTAGCGGCAGAATTAGCAGCAAGGGATGCTTTGCAAGCTGATATTTTAGCTGCTCAAGTAGCACAGACAGCAGCAGATAAAGCAAAAGCTGTTTATGATGCAGCTCAAAAAGCCCTTGATGAAGCTAAGTCTAAGGCTAATGCAGATCAATTAACTTCAGATGCAGCAAATAAACTTTCTGATGCAGCAGCTTCATTGCCAGAGGCTTCAAAGAAAATAGGCGTTTTAAAAGATCAGTATGCAGATCTTGTGAATTTAGCAACTGAACTTGGAGTTAAAGTTGATGATAAGACTGCAAAAACATTAAAAGGATTAACTAAACAATACACCGATCTTGGAGCAGCAGTAGCATCAGCAGCTGCAAGCGACGCAATGAGCCTTGCAAGTATTGCAATAGTGTCGCAATCTGTTATTCCAACACTGGTTGCAGCATCAACAGCTGCACTTATGGCATATCAACAAGCCTTAGCAATACTTGGAAGCGCACAACAACAAATACCGTCACCAGATATATCAGTTCCTAATGCAACAGTCCCGGAATTTGCTTCTGGAGGTTATCACGACGGAGGCTGGAGAATAGTGGGTGAAAATGGTCCTGAACTTGAAAAAACAGGATCATCAAAAATATTCAGCAATCAACAAAGTAAATCTCTTGTTGATAACTCAGAGCTAGTGGCAGAAGTTAAAGCACTCCGAGAAGAAATTAGAGCTGGTCAGGCGGTTATTGCCAATAACACAAAGGCGACCACAAAAATACTGCGTGATGTAACCCAAAATGGTACTTCAATTTCAACGGTGGCAGCATGAAATTAATACGACCCATTGCTATAACTGAATCAGGTTCTTTTACGAGAGCATCAACAGCCACTTATTATGGTAGCGATGGCTTAATAAAAACAGCCGCAATTGATAAGCCTCGATTAAATTATAATCCTGCATATCTAAGCAGTGGCCCAACATTATTGCTTGAAAGTGCAAGTACGAATCTTCTGACTTACAGCGAACAGTTTGATAATGCGGTTTGGGAAAAAAATAATGCTATTATTACTGCCAATGCTACGACTGCACCTGACGGCACAGTTACTGCAGATAAATTGGTTGAGGATACTACAACCAATGTGCATTTTCTACTGAGAGTGCAATCTGTTACGGCTGGACTTATATATACACAAACTCTTTTTGTTAAATCTGGAGAGCGCACACAAATTACACTAGCTGGCGGAGCGCCAGCTTTCACTGTGGCTCAGATAGTGAATTTTGACCTAACTACTTTGTCAGTTACAGTGCTGTCAGGCACAGCCACAGGCGAAATCAGCGTTATGGCGAATGGGTGGCTCAGAATCACGGTTAAGTACCCAGCAGCTACAGAATCAGCAGTTGTTGGATTCCAGATAAGAGTTACTGCATCCGCACAGAGTTATCTGGGCGACGGAACTTCAGGACTCTACATCTGGGGCGCACAACTCGAAGCCAGCTCATTCCCAACATCCTACATCCCAACAGTAGCATCACAAGTAACTCGTGCTGCCGATATTAATACAGCTTCATTATTAAGCACAGCACCTGAAAACGACTATGCAGCATGGTCAAGTGCAACAGCATACACAGTTGGAACACGAGTTATTTTAGTCAGTACGCACAAGATTTATGAGTGCTTAGTGGCCAATACCAATTTTAGCCCAGATGTTAATTTAACAGGCACAACTCCAAAGTGGTTAGAGGTTAGTGCCACTAACAAATGGCTCATGTTTGATTCTGGCTGGGGTACGCAAACCGTAATAGCAACACCGCTAACGGTAGTATTAACACCATCACAAATTTTTAACGCATTAGCACTCATGAATGTTGATGCGACATCAATTACGGTGAATATGACAGTGCTAGGCGTTAATGTTTATTCAAAAACAGAAAGCATGGTGACTGGGATAGATATTATTGATTGGTATGGTTACTTCTTCGATCCGATAATGAATAAAACGGACATTATTTTTCAAGACATCCCACCGTATTCAAACAGTGTTATTACCATCTCAATTATTAACGCATCATCAACAGCAAAATGTGGAAATTGCGTAATAGGTAACTATTACGAGATGGGATTAACCCAGTACGGAGCGAAAGCTGGAATTACCGATTATTCAGTAAAAACTGTTGATGCGTTTGGAAATACAACCATTGTTAAACGATCTTATTCAAAACGAATGAGTGTCAACTTAGCGATATCAGGTTTAATTATTGATGATCTCTTAGCAGTTTTGGCAATGTATAGAAGCACACCTATAGTATGGATAGGGGCAGATAATTTATACACTAGCTTGATTGTTTATGGGTTTTATAAAGACTTCGAAATTGACATTACTTATCCAACATTAAGCTATTGCACACTGACAATAGAAGGACTTACTTAAATGGCTATTACAGCTTTACCTCCACCACCGGATAGAGCGTCTCCTTCAACATTTGCAGCAAAAGGAGATGCATTGCTTTCAGCTTTGCCCACTTTTGTCACAGAGGCTAATGCTTTACAGGCTGATGTTAATGCAAAGCAAGTATCAGCTGCCACTCAAGTAACACTGGCAACTACACAAGCGAATAATGCAGCAGCCAGCGCAACAGCGGCAGCAGCAAGCTCAACAGCAACAATATGGGTTAGTGGCACAACATATGCCATTGGCAATGTCAGATTCTCACCTATTAACTTTCAAAATTACCGACGCAAAACAGCAGGTGCAGGAACAACTGATCCATCCTTAGATACAACCAACTGGAGCATATTGGCAACTATCCCAACAGTTATTGGAGATGCTGGTAAATTTTTATCCTCAGATGGCTCATTAATTAGTTTTCAAGCATTACCAGATCCAAATGGCTCAGGTGGGACAACAATAACTGGTTCTGTTACTTTAACAGTATCATCTGCGGCATCAATGACTGTTACTCCATCAAATGCTGGCTTATATGCAACATTACCTAATGCAACGACATGTTCAAAAGGAAGTATTCTTTTTAGTATATATAATAATGGTGATTATGATTATGGTATTAAAAATAGTGCTGGAATACAGTTAGGATGGGTATTGCCAAGAACTAACTCTATTGTCGGGTTGTCAGATAATTCGACCGCAGCAGGTATTTGGAATATTAGTAATTTATGTAAACTTGGTGTTACTGCAAAAAAAGATTTGCCATTGCCAATGTATTTGGGAACCATAAAGCAACAACCAATTTTTTTAGATAGTAACAGAACATTAATAACATTTAATAACAATAATACTGGCTTATTATATGGAATCATATATGACTCAAGTACACTAACTTGGGGAAGTTCAACATTAATAAGAAATGCTAATGTAGCTGAAGCTCAATTATTACTCATAGCAACAAACAAAGTTCTTGTAAATTCTTATATTGCCGGCTCAACTGCATTAGAAACAGTTGTTTTATCTACATCTGGAACAACGATTACAGTAAATACTGCTGTTGCAACTACATTGGTTGGACCTTTTAGTGGTAGTTATCTACTTTTTTCAAATATGATTTCTGTAGGAACAAGTTATATTTTTGCATATCGCAGAGCTACATCTATAACAGGAGTTAGAGCAATAACAGTTTCAGGAACTGTTCCGACAGTTGGAGCAGAGGTTATCAATTCTCAAGATAGTACCGTCATTCAATTATTTGCATCTGGTTCAATCGCAAGAGTAACAACATCAGGTACAGTTTTTAGTTGTCAACCTTATACTGTTTCAGGGTCAACACTAACAGCAGGAACTGCTGCAACAACGGCTGTGACTTCATCCTTAAGCAGAACGTTCCAAAATTCATCTGGAAATATAATAGCAATATTTCCAAATACCACTCTTACCGCTGCTATTTTTAAATTAACAGGAACAACAGAAGCAGTATCAGTTATTAGTATGGGCGCTAATAACCCAACAACATTTGACGCATATTATATAAGTGCAACAAAAACTGGAGTAGTTTGGGGCAGTCAAAGCGGAATCTATAATGCTAATATATTAGTCGATACCTCAGGAACAGCATCCGTAGGAACACCAGTTACAGGATTAATTACAATCAACACGAATGCTGCAGCGTATCTAGTTGATGCTGCAACTTTAAATACTACAACAAGCAATGTTATGAAAGCATTATTTAATACTACAAACGGAGGTGTTATAGCATTAATAGATTGCTCTGGAACTTCACCAACAATAATTTCAAATACATCAATTCCATCAAGAAATTGTACAATTCCAACTAGCGATGGATCAAGTTTAAGAGGAACAATAGATAAAAGAAGTTTAAAGCAAATAGTTGCAGGAGATACTACTATTTGTTTAAATTCATCTACTTACAGTACAAATGGTTGTATGTTTACAAAAAATGGATTTTTATTAAATTTTACTTCAAATTTTTTAGCAGGAACTTCTTACGCTTCTGGAATAAATGCAAATCAGTCTTGGTGTTATGAAGGAGTTGCAGGTTCATTAATTTTAGTAGATGGAGCAGAAGCATAATGAAATCATTAATAACAAAAACAAATATTTTGGGTCCTTTTAATAACATAGAATCATTAGATGATATGTTTATCTGTGATGATGTTATTTATCAACATACAGTGGTAGGTGCTGACACTACTATTGGTGAATGGGTAGAACCCGAGGAAATACTATGAGCAAATTACTATCGTTATTTATCTATATAAAATCCAGACTATCAGAACCAAGCACGATGGCTTCGATTGCAGCCGTATCAGCCCTTGCTGGCGTCCAAGTTGACGCAGGCTTAGTTAAAGACGGATTGAATGTTGCAACTTTAGCATTTGGTGTTCTTGGTTTTTTCTTCAAAGAGTCAAAGCCAGAGACGGTGGTTAATTAGGTTAGGGTAATTGTGGTAAATTAGGTAATTTCCTATATTTCCTAGTTGACAATGGTGCTATTCAATAGTGCGACTTTTTACCACGCAAAATAGGATTAATGTACGTTTTTATGTCTGTTTTTAAAATTAACCATCTCATGCGCTATGATAAGGCCTATGTGGAGTAGGTGTTTGAAATGTGTATCCCAGCCATCTGCTAATAGCGCGGTAGTTGTGTAAGAATGAAACAGCATAATAAACTACCCAATCTTGTATTGATATAATTATATCAGTAAATATTAATTTAATAATTTAGCAATATCATCTGCATTTAGATGCGTGTAGCGAGCCAGCATTTGTGTACTTTTGTGGCCGCTTACTGCTTTAACCTGCATTAAATCTAGGCCTTTCTCAAACAAGCGTGAACAGGCCTCATGTCGTAAATCATGTACTGTTAAATCTTCTATTCCTGCTTTTCTACAAATCCTTAAAAAAATTTTACTGTAAGAACCATTCTTAAAAGAAAATATTAAGTCATCATCTCTAATAGGCATCTCTGCAAATGCTTCTAACGCTCTTATAGATAATGGTACTTGTCTTGCTGTGCTGTTCTTGGTATCAGGTAGATAAGCAACACGCCCTTTTATCCAACTTCGCTTTAACCCAACAATTTCACTTCTACGCATAGCAGTTTCGATGGCTATGATAATAAAGCACTTCATTTCTTGACTGGCATTAGCAAGAAGTAGATCTTCTTCACCTATATATAAGCGTCTATCTCTACCAGGATTTATTTTTGGTTTACCGACAGCCAATACTGGATTAATGAGAGGGTAGTTCCATTCACTAATAGCTATGGTGAATAAGTTTGATAACAAAGCCATATCTTTTTTGACAGTGTTGCCGCCAACACCTGATGCAATTCGTGCATCACGCCATGCAGCAATATCTGATTGCTTGATGGCACCGATAGGTTTATGAGCTAATTTATCTTTTTGCCATAAATTAATACGATAGATTTCTCGTTCAGCACCTTTCTTTTTTGCAGTAACTGTTAATTTATAACGCTCAAGACAAGTTAATAAGGATATACTTAATACTTCACGATCATCAACATAAGCGCCTGTACCCATTTTTGATTCAATAGATAAAGCCCAACGCTCACCAGCTACTTTGGCAATCAGAAATTCTTAAGAGTGGAGGTAAATTTTGAAACTCTATGACGTACCTAGAGATACCGATTTTAAACTAGCAGGTGATGAATCTGGCACGATCTATCACCTTGTTCGAGTAGATAATGCTTTCAGTGTATGTCATACAGAGACTGAAGCCTATGTGAATATTTCAGCTAATGCTGATGTTGAGGTTATTTATGAGCATTGAGCAAGAGCCTGTGGCTTGGATGTGGGAAGAAGAGTTTTGTGACGAATGGACAACAGTATCTAGCATCATCAAACCAAAATCAGATAAACAAAGAAAAAATATTCAACCGCTCTACATCCATGAGAAAGAACCCGTTACATGGGTTGATGTTGTTAATTACGAAGATAAATATGAAGTTTCATCCTATGGGGATATTCGCAATAAGACAAGCGGAAAGATATTATCTAAAAGTTTAATGGGGAAAGGATATGTCAAAGCCGATTTATGGGATGGAAATGTCCGCTGGCAGACATCAGTACATAGAATTGTTGCAACTGCTTTTGTTGATAATCCGCAAGGATTGACAGAAGTAAACCACATAAACGGGATTAAAACTGATAACCGTGTTTCTAATCTTGAATGGGCAACACGATCTGACAATGTAAGCCATTCATGTTATGTACTTGGAAATCTAATTAAACCAGTAGTAGCAACAAATATTGAAACCTTAGAAAAACGGCATTACCGATCACTAAATGATGCAGAACGTGATGGTTTTCATTCAGCGCATATCATTAACGTAATTAAATGCAAGCGCCCACACCACAAAGGATTTACGTTTGAATATGACACAGCACCGCCAAAACGTGAGCCTTTAATTAATATATATGTATTAAACGCTTTTAAAGCTGATGATGAAGCCACACATCCCTACAGTTATTGGGCAGGTGTTGAATTTGCTGAAAAACATCACGGCATTGGAGGTGGGGAATGAAAGATTTAAACAGCGATACGTTTAGATGTAGATTTGTTATTGATAAATGGGAACCTGAAGTTGAGTATAGAGTGTTAAAAAAGGTAGCAATCGGGAAATGGTTTTTTGGTGTATTTACTATTTATAAATATTATTGGTCTAATTGGATTGGAGAAAGGTGATGAGTGAGACGACATATATTGGTGAGACGAAGTGGATGCAAGTTCCTGAGCCTTTGAGTGATGAAAGACTGCGAGATTTAAGTAATTCAATTCATGCTCACCCTGATTTCGATAATGTATCGGTATGGCAAGTTTTTTATATAGCTAGAGCAATAGAAAAAGAACACGGCATTGGAGGTAAATGATGAGTTTTGAAAGAAAGTTGTTGAAACAATTAATGGGTTGGATGTTCGACTTGTCAGATATTTATGCTAATGATAAATCATCAGACGATAGAATCAAATTAATGCTGAAAGAGGATATTACCAAGATAAAAGAACTCCTCGCCCAACCTGAGCAAGAGCCTGAGCCTCTTTTAGCAGAAACAAAGATTGAATGGTATGGGAAAGGGTTTAGACAAGGGGTCAATGAGTTTGCACCACCCAAACCCTTAACAGAAGATGTTATATATGCTCTTGATAAAGAAGGGGTTGTTGAAAATATGGACGATCATCAAGTCAGATACGTCATTAGATGGATAAGAAGAGTAGAAAAAGCACATGGCATTGGAGTAGATGATGAGTTTTGAAAGAAAGTTGTTGAGACAATTAATGGGTTGGATGTTCGACTTGTCAGATATTTATGCTAATGATAAATCATCAGACGATAGAATTAAATTAATGCTGAAAGAGGATATTAACAAGATAAAAGAACTCCTCGCCCAACCTGAACAACCTGAGCAGACTGAGCAAGAGGACATCAGAGATGTGTGGCTAGATGGATACGAAGCTGGAAAAAGAGCTATGCAACCTGAGCAAGAGCCAGAGGCTATTATGCCTAATGGTGTTTGTGTTAGTAATGTCTATGATGCTTATGAAGAAGGTAGAAAGTCTGTAATGTCTGAGCAAGAACCTGTGGCTTGGATGCTTATTGATAAAGAAACAGGAGCAAGAATACCCAGAGCCTACAAACCTGAGCATGGGGTTAATAAAGATAGGTGGGAGTTATACCCCCTCTATTCATCACCACCAAAACAACCTGAGGAAAATATAAAATATAAAGATGCAGTTCCTAATTCTATTATTAGTAGATATGAAGCAGAACTTGAACAAGCGTTAAAAGATACTATTGATGAGGAAAGAATAGGACAAATAATGATAAATTGCATCTCATATAATTAAAGTGGAGAACAGAAATGAGTGGAGGATTTTTTAATCATAGTCAATATACTCTAGACCAAATTGCCACAGATATTGAAGATGAAATATATTATAATGATTCAGAAGAAGTTAATGAATACAATGAAAAACGAGGTAATGGATTCAGCGAAGATACTATGCAAGAATTCAAATTAGCTGTATGGTATTTGAAACAAGCATTTGTATATGCCCAAAGAATTGATTGGTTATTGTCTGGAGATGATGGCGAAGAAACATTCCATGAAAGATTAAAAAAAGATTTGGAAAAACTAAAATGAACGTCTTAGAAATGATGAAGAAAGATTTAACTTCTGTTATTGGGTTAAAACTTGAATATGATTTTGGTGGTTCAAAACCATTGATTGGTACAGTCGTTGAAGCTCGTGCTTGTTCATATCAAGATAGTGAAGGTTTTGTTGGACTATATTATGTAATATCGTTTAGTGACCATCCCTTAGCATTCTATGGTGTTTATGATAAAAACATAAAAGTGCTTGAGGAATTAATATGACAACTGTATCAGAATTTATCACATATCTACAAACTCTACCACCCGAAATAACGGTTGAAGTTCTTGCTGAAGAATCATCAGGATATAGTAGTTATACTTACTGGATTGACTTAGAACTTCCAACCAAAAATTCTCCTAAATGTTCTGAATCAATGGAATATTTTAGTTCTTCCGATATAGGATTTATAAGACTTGGAAAAGATTAATGAACAATAGATTATTAGAACTTGCGCAAGAAGCAGAACAGTCGGCAAATCTGGGTAATGCCATAGATGTAAGATTAATGATGCATAATTATGCTCAATTGATTATTGAAGAATGTGTTGGTATTTGTGATAATGTAGAGTATGAATATCTTTCAAGAAGTAGTGTGAATATTGATATTGCTCATGGTGCTGATCTTTGTTCTTATAAGATTACCAAACATTTTGGAGAAGAAGAATGGAAGAAGAAGAATGATTGAACCAGCAACAGAATTACTTGAAAGAGTATTATCTAAAATTGATTCAGAATGGTTAGGTGATTATGATAAATCACTTTGTGATGATATTAAAGCATATCTTTCAAGACAACAGGAAAGAACAGTCATAAGATGTAGTGTATGTGGAACAACTGAAAATGTTAGATGGGTTGGTGGCCATCAACCATATCTGTGTATTGATCCAGATTGTATTCCATTTTGAGGAAGAAGAATGAACGAAAAGATTAAAGAACTTGCTGAATGTACTGGGTTTATGGATACTTGGTTTTCCGAATCAGGTGAAGTTGACGTAGAAAAGTTTGCCGAGTTAATTATAAGAGAACATCTTATTGTATGGGAAATGATGGATAATGGAAATAAAGTAGCAGGTTATGTTGAGATGGAAGATTATCCAAAGGCAATTATAAAACATTTTGGAGTTAAATAATGAGTAATTATAAAGTTCACGCAATGAGAGAATTTCGTGCAGCAAGATGGTTAGACGAGAACAACAAATACACTGATGAAATGCAGGAAATGATATGCAATCATGTGCTTGCGCTATTAGATGTTTTTGCTGGCGAAGGGCATTCTGGTTCATCTGCTCCGTATGCTATAGATTTGTTTTCAAAATTAGCAAAGTTTGATCCTATTGTTCCGTTAACTGGTGAGGATTGGGAGTGGAATGATGTGTCTAATTGGTCAAAAGATTCGGTGTGGTATCAAAATAACAGGTGTAGTGCTGTATTTAAATCATCGGATCGATTTGATGGTCAACCGTATTATCTCGATGGTAAAGTGTTCTGGGGGTGGTATAAGGATAAGGATGGTGAAATGAGTAAGTCATATTTCACAAATGGAGATTCATCAATTCCTATTGAATTTCCCTATACACCAAAAACCGAGTATGTGTTTAGACCAACAGAACAATATCCAAATGAGGAGTTAGAATCATGACCACTAAGGAAAAAGTAAAAGAAATCCAAGATTATATTCAACGATTGAATGCTGAGATACTTTACATTAGAGAAACCTGTCCTCATTTAGATGCTTCAATAGAACATATTGGTAGCACAGGAAACTTTGATCCTAGTGATGATGGTTATATAAAACTTTTTAAATGCAATGAATGTGGAAAATCTTGGAGGGAAGATGTCTAAATCTAACGTAGATGGTATATCAATAATAAGGGTTAAATTCTGGAAACCATCTTGATAGGTTTGTTTTATCATAAGTTTTTTTATTATGGATCAAGGAAAGAAATGGTGCCTTAGTTTTTCCTTTATTACTATCAGACAGTTTCTTACTCAATGCTGCTTTTTCTTCAGGAGATTTGTTAGCCATAGCATCAGCCTTTTTCTTACTCAATGCTGCTTTTTCTTCAGTAGATTTGTTGGCGATTGTATCTAATCTTTTCTCGGTAGATGCCTTTTTTTCTTCAGGAGATTTGTTGGCGATTGTATCTAATCTTTTCTTGGTGCTGGATGTTCTTTCTTCTGGTGTATATATTGTGTCGCCATATCCTTCAGAAGCATAGGCTCTATTGATGAATAAATCGCTTTTGACAACATTAAATATTTTTTGAACCTGAAGTCTTTATATGTTGCATTGGGTCTGGTATCGTGATATGATACTATGGCAGTCAAGAATAGTTCTGGGTGCAGTTTTATTTCAGATTCCCATATTGCCTTGTATCTTTTGGATGCTACTGAGCCATGATAGTTTTGAATCAGAATGCGATCAACATAAGTTGAGCCAATATAGTTTTGAGGAAGCAATGTTCCAGAATAAGTGGTATGGTAGACGCAATATTGGTCTGGAATGAAAGGCGTATAAGTAGTTATGCTGGTCATGGTAGTTCCTTACTGATAGAATGATTAGAGTTACTAGGATTGCCGTCCGTGAGTAACACCTATTACTATTTATACAAATTGAAAACTCTAAAAATAAATCTTTACTTTTATTGTGATTTTTAGTATAATAAATTTTGTTATTTAATTCGAGGATATGAAAATGAGTGAACAAGCAAGAGGTAGGCAATTCTTAACTGAAGTTTATGAATTTGGTCCAGATAATGATTTGATAATTAAACTTCCTGATGAACTACTAGAAGAATTGAAATGGTTTGATGGTGATAAGATAACTTGGATAGATAATAAAGATGGCACATTTACAGTGAGGAAAGAAAATGAGTGATGCATATAGTGAAGAAGAATTTGCAAAAATGGTTGATAAAGGAACAAAAGCGTGGGAAGGTGTTCAAAATGATTGGGTTGAAAACTTACGAGGTAATGATGTGGAAACAGAATTAGTATTGGTAGAATGTATACAACAGTATCGTATGAGATATGTGGTAGAAGTTCCTGTAGGTAAATCAGATTGGGCACTTGATACAGTTACTAGTGAAAAAGCCACAGAATTTTCTCAATTATCCCTTGGCGAAACTATTGTATCACATAGAGTAGTATCAAAGGATGAAGTTCTGAAATTATGTGATGAAGATAATGATTATTGCAGTTCTTGGGATACTGAAAAGAAATTTGAAGTATTCGTAACACCATTGGAGAAATAATGTCCTTTAATTTTGATTTAGAACGTATGAAAGAAGCAATTGAAACCCCAATATCAGATATTACCTTAGAAGATTTAAATCGTATGATAGATGATGGAAAAACTTGGAAGGTAACTAATGGGTCTTGGATAGATGAGGTAGAAGATAATGATTAATAAATTAAGCAGAAGTAAACAACTGGCAACAGATACCTTAAATGTTAGATTTGGATTAAAGGAGGCTGTTTCTGATGGAATGTTTATTGATGCAAGAGTCACCAGTTCAACATTAAGAAACGATAGTTCTTATGTAGGAGTTGAAGTCCTATTAAGAGAAAATGGCGAAATAGTAACCAAACAGATTGCTTTCTCGGTGGTCAATGATGTAATCTATTCTGCAATACCTCTAACCGCTTTATGCGATTTATAAAATAAAACTTTACTTTTCAAATTATATCATTTATAATAAGTCTTAATTAATTGATTGAGAAACTATATTATGAAAACATTTACTCCTGCTGAAACATCTTTGATGAACAAACTTGATATCAACACTAAACAAGAAATGGAAACCTTCTACAAAGGTTGGCAAGAAAGTAGTTTCGAATGTCGTGCTAATGGTATTCGTACTATGTCGTTTGACAAATACCTAGAAATTAGGTTGATTTGGAGAAAAGCTACTTGGAGTAAATTATGAGTAATGTTGAATGGTTTTATACGATTATGTCAATGGGGTTTGGGTGGGCTGTTTTAAGTTTCCCATATCTAGTTGAAAAGGCTGTTAAATTTTTTAAATAAGTGTTTACTTTTTAGAAACGAGAGATTATATTATGACTGATGTTAGAACTGGAAATTTCAAGACGATGGGTGATAAGATGAATACTTATGAAATGGAACAAACATATCACGAAATAGAATTGATAAAGAAAAAGATAGCAAGTTTGCCTCCAACTAAAGAAAAACAGATCCGTGATTTACACAGACAAATTCTCGAAAGGGAATTTGCAATAGTGTATCAGAATAAAAGCTAAAATAAGTGTTTACTTTCTCCACTACTGTAGTATAATAACTTATACTTTTTAGAAACGAGAGATTATATTATGAATGAAAGAATGAAAGACTTAATTGAACAAGAAATGACCAAATATTATGAAGGAGAATATGCCGATTCCAAGACTGCTGAATGGAGTCTTGAAGAGTTTGCTGAATCAGTTGTTAAATTATGTGCTTCTCATATCTTAACCAGTTCTGATAGACATAGTAGAGAATACTTTGCTGAATCATTATTGGAACACTTTGGTGTAGATCAATGAACAAGAAAATTAAAGAAATTGCTAACCTTGTTAAGCTACAACCGTACTATGACGCACAAGAAGGGCAGATAGAACAATTTGCCAAATTGATTATACAGGAATGCCATAGAGCAGCGGAAAGATACATCATTGATTGTGGAGAGGTTAATGGTGTGCCTGAAAGTGTATTTAAAAGCCATTTTGGGATAGAAGAATGATTGAACCATTAGATTTTAGCAAATACGAAGTTCCAGAATTTCCACATTTTTTCACAGAAAATCAATTGGAAGCCATAGTGGAATGGCATCAGATCAATGATTCTGTTACTAAGGAATTCAGAGCAGACCTTGAAGATTACTTGATGAATTATTTAGCAATAG